CCACCGCAGTTTCGTGCTGGTGTCCATCTTGCCGACGTAGTTCGCGCCGCCGTCCTTCATGTACGTATTGATTTCAGCCGTCGAGGTTGCATGAGTAAGCGTGAACGGCGGAGCGGCGAGATGCGCGTGCGTCTTCTCGAGCGCGTAATCCACCGCCGCCGAGGACACTTCTGGCACTTCCGGTTCAGACGGTGGTGCAGGCTTGTCTACGAGATGCTGCGCCTCGTTCAGGATGCCGGCGACTGCTATCTCAGTCTTCGCCTTCGCGACGATCTGATTCTGCGCCCCGAGCTTCGATGCTTCAGACGACACGAGTGTGGGCTCGCCGAGGTCAAGCAGAACCCACTTGAGCTTCTCTTCCTTCGTGAGCATGGCGAGCAGGTCTTCACTCTCCTGCTTGTCGTCACCGAGTCCACCGTTCGGCTTGTCGATGATGTATTGGTCGAGGTCCGTGTCAGACGCGTTGTTCAGGTCGAAACCGAGATGCGTTGTCTGCTTCTTGAAGATGAACTGCTTACCCTTGTCCCTGAGCTGCGGCCAGTAGTGGGCTGAGAAGAACGGGAATCCGTAACCGAAGGTCTTCTTCGCCTTGTCACCACTCATCCGAGTGGTGAGATAGTCGATCTCCTTCTGCACGGCGTCCGGGTCAGGGTCACCGTCAGCCACTTCGGCGGCGAGAGTCGATGCGCGGAGCAGAGTCTCATAACGAGCACGCTCCTTGCCGGCCTTGATCTTCTCCGATGCCGAGAGACCAGGGATGGAGCCGGCCTTCACCTTCTGTAGCTGTGCGATTCGTGCCTCGAGTTCGTCTCGGAACGCCGGGTCTGCGAGCCGCTGAAGCTTCTGCTCCAGCGTTTGGTTCTGGAACTCCGAACTGTCCAGATAGTCAGGTCCAGTGGCGACCTTCTTCTTGTCCGGCTTGATGTTCTTGAAGCTGACGAACTGTCGGATACCTTCACGAGCCTCGCTGTACAGCATCGAGAGCTCACTAGGCGTGGTCGGAGCCGGGTACTTGTCTAGCTCGACGACCTTGCCCTGCGTCTTGACCTTGATAGACGCCTTCGGAGCTTTTGCGTCTGCCAGCTCCTGCGCAGCCTGTTCCATAGTCTTGCCAGACACCGTCTTGAGGTGCGGTGTGAGACCTAGAACCTCCTGAGCGTTCTGTGCCGATGCGAGTAGTGGGTCCTTGCCCTGAGCTGTGAGGGATTTCTCGGCGAGCGCGTGGACGTTCTCCGGGCTGCCGTGGTCAACGAACTCGTCTGGCACTCCACCCTTCTCACCCGGCTTCGCCTTGCGCCAGTAGCCGTCGACGTACACGACCTTCGGACCCTTGGTCGTTTGGACCGTCTTCACGTGTGGCGCGACGTAGAGCTTCACGATGTGAGCTTCTTCCACCAGTCGAGTGCGTATGCCTTCAAGGTCGTCGGTGTCGGACCTAGCTTCTGCTTCGTCATCTTCTCGGACACCGGGACCACCTTGCAGCGGCAGTTGGGATGGCGGGGCGGACCGCTCAACACACTGTACGGAGTTGGAGCCTTGTTCTTGCCGAAGGTGAGCGTCGCCGGGAACGCCGCAGAGAGAGCGACTACCGTCCCGTGGAGGGCAGCACACGTCTTACACGTTCCCGGTCCGAAGCGGGTGACCCACATCTTGCTAAGCTTCACGCCGGCCGCCTTCGCCGACGCCTCGAGCCTGGCCACCTGCGCGTCGGAGTACGCTCGCTGGGAGGCGAACTGGGCACCTGCCTTACCTCGCCGGCCGAGGTCGTTCGTCAGCTTCGTGAGCGCCGAGTTCAGCTCGTCCTGAGATGAGGTCTTGAGCGTGAGAAGAAACTTCGTCCTGGCGAACACCGTGTTCTTCTGCGTGTCCTTGATCAACTTGTCGAGCAGCTTGTCAGTGGTCTTCGATGCGGCCGGTACGACGTTATGTATCGCAAGCTGCTCGTCCGCGTGTTGCACGCCGAGTACCTTGCCCGAGCTCCACGCCGACTTGATTGCCGCTGACGTCGTGGCGGCCGCCTGCTCAAACGGATAGTGGAGAACTTCCTGCACGTCAGGCCGCTTGAGAATCTGCTCTAGAGTCTTGTTCGGGTTGTTCTTCATCACGAGTTCGATGAAGTCTGTTGCCGTCTTGCCGGCATCTTCCCACGCCTTCTGAGCGCCGAACATGTACGGAGCAGAGAGAGCGTCGAGCTCAAGCTTATGCGGTCCCGTGAGCGCGACGAGCTTACCGAGGTCGGACTGTTCGAAGCCTACGAGGAGGCGTGCTTCCTCGAGGACGGACACTTATGGTCCAGGCGGCTGCGTCGTTTGGGCAGGCGCGGTGTCCTGCGAACCGAGCGGTGTTGCCGGCCCTGCCGGCGGGTGCTGTTGGAAGTACTGTTGCTGGAAGTCACGCTGCGCCTGTTCATCAGCCTTCATCTGCGCCTGCTGTTCCTCTTCACGCTTGTCGATCTCTTCGTAGTCGATCTCGAGGTCAAGCGCGTCGGCCATGCGCTTCTCCATCTCACGGATGAACTCCGGCGTGAGCTGCGTGGTCTGCGCGACGGCCACCGCCGTGAGCAGGTCTTGGATGGTCGCACGGGCCGGGTCAGAGAGCGCGCCGAACCGGAACTCAGGATACTTGTTCGTACCGAAGTTCCAGTCGATGTACTTCGGCATCACGTACCGAGTCAACGACTCTGCGACCTCATCCATCACGGACTCGAGAGACATCACGAAGAAGTCAGTCGATGCGTCCGCCGTCGAGTTGTCGATGAGGATGTCACGTTGGTCATCGTTCGCGAACGGGGCGAGCACCGACTTCGCCATCTCTGCGTTCTGATGATTGATTAGTCCGAGGAAGTCATAGCCGGTGTTCACGTTGAGCAAGTCCACGAGGAAGCCTTCGGGGAACGTGATGGAACCAGACACCGCAAAGTTCGCGAGGGCCTGCTGAAACTTGTTCACTTCTGCCGGCGAGGCCTGGCGAGGGATCGTTCCCTTACGAGCCGCGACCGCCGACGCCTGTCCTGCCTGGTGCGCGATGTAGTACAGCTTTCGCTTGATGTCCCAATGGTACCAAGCTGCCTCGAAGTACGAGACGCCGTAGAACGGGTTCTCCTCTTCGTTCGCCGCCCAGTACCACACCGACTTAGGACGAATGATGATATCAACTGCTTCGCCGGCCTTCTGAGCTATCTGCCGGATGCCGTTGAATCCACCCGTTTCCTTCGAGACGAGGAAGCGAACTGTTCGCGAGTCAAGGTGAGCGAACTTGTCGATGACCCACTTGTTCTTGAGCGGTCCGTCCTTCGGGACCTTCTTGACTTCCTCGAACACCGAGAAGCCTTCGAAGAGGCCGAGCAACGCTTCACGGATGAACCGAGTCTTGGACTGGGTCATGCCGCCGATCTCTTGCGGGAGGTCGAACATCTGATTCGCAAACTCGACTTCCTGCTCCATGCCTTCTTGGTTATCAGGCGCGACCCACTCGGACTTCTTCATGGCTCCGATGATCGGGAGTTGGAACAGTCGGAGAAGCGCTCGAGCCGTTCCGTCCTTCGCACGCATCTCGATGAGCTCATCAGTGGAACGAAGAGCCTTGGAACGAGCCTCGACGTCGTCTCTGGTGGCTCCTTGACCCGTTGAGAGTGGGAACTCCATCCACCAACCGGCAGGGAGAGTATCAGGGACACCCTGCTGCTTCATTTCCTCCGCCGTCGGCTTGGGATGAATAGACGTCGACTTGCTGGAGGCTATCTCTACGACCTTTCCATTCGGTTCAGCCATGTTCACCTTGTATCGACTAGAGCTGCCACGTGCCGTCAGTTCCCTCGAGGCCGAAGTCTGCGTGCGCAGTCGGGGCTGCGAACATGTTTAGTGTCGCCGCGCGGTCTGCACGTTCAGGCTTCTCACCTTCCGAGCCTTCAATGGCGATTGCGCCGACCACCGCTCCACAGAGAGCGTCGGCCTCGTCCTTACTTCCTCCGGGTGGGTGGTCAACCTTCCCGTTCGGCAGACGGGACAACGCTTCGAGCTCTGCGACGAGACGAGGCTGCCAGTATCCTTCGAGCCGGCCATCGTACATCACGTCGCGGAGGGCATTCCACGGGTCGAGTGACCTGTCCATCGACTGCTTGTCAGATTCGACGCCACGGGCATTCAGGAGCTGAATTGCGTCGAGGCTCTGCCAACCGTCAAAGGTCACGAGGCCGACGTAGAATCCACGAGTCGAGAGTTCGTACACGAGCTTCCTTGCCCACCTTAGCTGGACTTCACGTGCGACCGGCTGCGCCTTCAAGTCCGCCGAGAACGATGTCACGAAGTCCACCTTGATGACCGGGCGCTGTTCCGTCACTTCACCACCTGGAGTGGACCACGCTCCTTCGCGCCAGTGACGCACGTGGCACATCGCCGCACCGGCCCGGTCGCCACTGAGTGCCATATCGAAGTGGAGGGCGTACGCCGCACCGTACAGCGGATATAGGTCTGGTGAGATTAGGAATCTCGCCTGCCAACCTTCCTTCTCTCCCGCCTGTATCTGCTCAGCGTCTTTGTGCGTTTCGTCTAGTCCCCAGTAGTAATTGATGACGAGCGGGTCGGGTTCCTTCTTCTCGAACGCGTACCGCAGCGCGAGGTCGTCACGGAAGAACCTAGAGATGGCGGCGTCCGGGTCACATTCATACATGCCGCGAGCCATCACGGGGTCTTCTTCATAGTCTTCACGGAACGCCGTCTTGTCATTCACGCGAGGATTCACGTCCCACGTGGCGAGCGGTCCCGACACGTAGTGGCGAGAGATGTTATGGTCATCGAGTTCCACTTGTTCGACGCCGTACTTCTCGTTGTCAGAACGAGCGAACTCCGTGAGCTTCTGAATGGTGTCTCCACGAAAACGAGGATACGAGATGCGAACCTGCTTGTAGGTCTCAGGGAACCGTGTTGCTCCCGACGTCCGTC